GTGATTGTCACAATACTGTGAGCAATCATAAGACGTGTTAGAAGTTTGGGATCTTGGTATAGACCTTTAACTAGGTCACCAATCACCCAATTACCGGTTACAAGATAGTCATATGTAAGTGATTTCCAGTATGAGCTTTGCTCATACTGTCCAATCAACAGCATACTGACTATCCAATCTTGTAACTTATGCAGGTAGGTTATTTCGGTTCCCTTAACAGTATTGTTAAGTGTTTCGAACAACGTGGCATCCAATTGGATACCTCTACTACTACATAAGCCTAAGAGAATTGGAATGAAACGGTATTCTTTAGATTTTGAAATTAGATTCGGACTAATCCGACTAACATCATCATCATTAAAGAAAGTTCGTGCGCAAAATTCCATATAGGAATTTCCGTTAACGAATTCTTTTGATTTGCTAGTATTTATAGGAAGAGAAATCTTCTTATAATATACAGGTATTTGGTCTTCAGGATCATAGATCCAAAGATCATCACCAACTTTACCATAACACTGATTATTCGGGAATACTCCCTTAAGATCAGTTTTTCTATCTATAACAAAATTTATATATAGATGGTCTGTTAAAGTTGCAATATCAAAACTACCATTTGTACCCATTCCTTGCCCTTGACCATATTTAACAATACAGTCAAGTTTAGGATAGTACCAGTCGCAGTGCACAACTAATTGTGCCCATGCTTCTGCAAATCGCGGACTGAATAATTTTCTCACCACGATCTTCTGAAGATCACGGTGGAATTTATCTGTCCAAGATGAGATATCGTAACATTTTAGGTGCTTTGCATCTAACGTTATGGTTTTACCATATCGTGATACGGTTTCTCCTTCCAAACATCGTTTCTGGAAGGCCACCATTTGGGCTACGCCCTCATCTTGATCTTTCCGGAAGTCCGTTTTACCGAACTTCTTTTCTATCACATCTTGTACAAAGGACCTAAATGGTTCTAAGATAAGCTGTGACCAGAAATCAACGATTGCAACCAACCTGGTTTTAAAACCACGGTCAGGTATGCTGGCCAATACTCTAAGTTTTGTAGTTGGTAATTTATCCGGTTGTGTTTTTGAGTCTTCAAGGTCATTACTAATATTATTAGTAAGAACTGTCAAATACTCAAACAGATATTCGCAATTAAGTTCCTCACAGATTATTCTGAAAGGACGTGCGAGTTTACTGTTTAACAACGCGTGTGCTTCTTGGATGGAAGACTCAATTTTGGGTTTTCCATTTGGTCCGTTTTTCTTTAAATTAAAACGGATATTAAACAAGTTGATATTATTATCAATAGGTTTAATATTCTCCAATGATTCATTGACATAGTCAGTGAAATCATCAAGAAGATCTTGATCAATTGGCACGGCTTTGTCAGTTACTGATTGTAAATCAGCGTCTACAAGGCCCTCTATCATACGAACTATGTTCAATATGGTATTGATTACTTGATAATATTTGGGTTTCAAAGAAACATCATCTATTTGAAAGTAATCAGCCACAAGTTGGGTAAGATTCTTACCTAATGCGGAAGGGACCCGGTATTTTTCAGAGGTGGCTAACCACCCTGGATTTTCCGGGTTCCGATCTTCAATAAGTGAAATAGTATAATCCTTTATAGTTTTATATCTATTTGAACCATCGCGAAAGCCATGGTTTCTCACTAATTGAGTGATCAGGTTACGTATATCATCCACAATTTCCTTATAATAAGGAATGTCGTAGATGCTAAGTATGGAATTAAGCACTATTGCTTCATTCTGCAACTTAGGTTTATACTCCCACCTTGTGTGGGGTTGTACACGCTTGGAGGCTTTGGCCTTTCGACCTGAAACCTTCTTAGAAGGTTTACTAATTCTTGGTGACATATGTTACCATTATTAGATTTAGGGTTGTCAGCACACTACCGACAGCATGGCTGTTGGGTGATTCTGATCCCCGACTACTCAGATCCATAGGACCTAATCGCCGTTCGTTGACA